GCTCTAAAGTTTGTTGTTCTTTGGTTGATAATATCAATCCAAGTTTCCATTGCATTACGAATGATAAATCCCTCATCGTTCATAACTGTAGTCGACCAATCACCATACTGTCTTTCACCCGCAATTTTGATTGTTCTGCCACCGTAGGGAATGGAGATTTGGCCAACTTGTGAAGCTGGCAAACTAGCAGAACGAACTAAGAATGGACTGAAAGGAATAAGTGGTGTTACTCCAGCAGGTGTTGAAATGAACACCTGGAATAGAGCTGGTCTAGCAAAATCGGTAGTGCTTACTAACGATTTGAAGGAATTAATACTGAAAGCCATTTATTATTCTCCTTAATTAAAACTTACCAACAACTTCGTCAAATGCAACACCTGTTCTTACTGCAACAAAGTTGAGCTGAATAAAGTTAATTGATTTTGCTGGCTTAACGTATATATCTCCTACAAATTCATTCCTGTCAATTACATCGCCAGTGTTATTTGTGGTGTCACATACGACTCTGTAATCGTAAATGCCTCTACGACCTTGTACGTCTCTCAAGAATGGCTCAACTAACGCAACAAACTGTGCTCTGGTAAATTCATCATTGAACTCAAACAAGGAGAACTTAGCAGCTGTTGCAATTGCTTTTTCTAGTACAATGAACAATCTACGAACGTTGATACGATCAAATGCACTTGGTTTTGCCAGAGCTGTTTTGTCACCAAATAAGACTGTGCCTTGACCTGGGAATGTAGCAACCGGGTTAACGCCGTTCTTATACAACAAGTCACGATCTGCCTTATCTGGATTGAAAGCTAACTTGATAACGTTTTTAATTTGACCTCTGTTGAAGCCAGCTGGGGAGAACCAAGGATCTCTTGTTGAATCAGTACGAACACATAGACCTGCAATGTCACCGTTTAGCGGAACATAACGGTAGATGTCATTATACTTGTCATATTGATACTTGTAACCAGAATCAATTACCAGGTACGACGACGATCTGCAGTCGTCTCTAAAATCTACAACGTCCTGGGCTTCATCTTCAGTACTGTTGTTAACAACATCTGCTTTATCCGGGGAAGCAAGGACGATACAGTCTTTACGAGTCTCGGCAATATTATCGACTAGATAGTTAGCAATTTGCTCACCGTGAGTGCCGCCTCTTGACTTACCAGTCATAATTAAAGATACATCAACATTTTCAGCGGATGCAAATAAGTCGTATCCAGCAAGAACAGTGCCGATTGCAACATCGTTCTCATTATCACCATCCTGACCTAATACAAACGACTGATACAGTGGCTGTGTATTTACTGACGCAATATTGAGCGCGGTGTTGGATGGAGCAGTAGATCTATGGTTGGCCCACCAAACATAACGGCTATTCTCGTTAATTACTGTCTTATAAAAGTTTGAAGCTCCATCTGTAGTTTTAGCATCAGATGCTCTTGATAAACCTCTGTATACTTCCAAAATGCTTCCGGGTACACCAGAGAACTTGCCGTCTTCATCAACAACTACCACATGCAGTTCATCAATAGCAGTTGTGTTTCCCTGTGCAGCTTGGTACTCAGATATTCCTGGAGCACTGTCAACTGTGTTAAAGTATTCCCAGTATTTGGTGAATGTGTTAGCGGTAAAGTTTGTAGCTAGTTGATAAACATTATCAACGTTAGCTGTAATGGTAGAAATACCAGACGATCCATTGGTTGTGGGTTGAGCAGGAAGGCTCGTGATTTTTAGGTATTGTTTGCCAATTGTACTATTACCAATCTCTAGTACATCATTGACCTTCAATGTACCCAGTATGGTAGTCATTCGTGTGTTGGCTTCTGTTGGTGTACCAGATGCACTGTTAGCAACCGAGATAACCACAGCATTAGAACCAATAGTAGCCGTAATGGAGCCGGAAGCTAAGTTGGCATCTGCACTACCGTTAGCAAGCGCAGTAATATTTGTTGATAGTGAGTAAGCATTTACGCTATCACACACCGAGATCTTTAACGAGTTACCAAGATCACCTGGCCAACGAGCTATGTACAGAAGATCAGAATCGCTAAATGTTAATTGATCATATGTGTTACTATTTTTAACTGTACTTGTTGCAGCAAAGTTATTAACAGAACCAACATTTGCAATAGCACTGAGAACTGAATTGGAGCTGTAGAAATAAGTGTTTACAGCTGATGCTATCCCGTTAGCAGCCACAGTAGCAACAAAAGCCGTAGAGTTAGTAACCGAGTCAACTAATGTACTGTCAGGTATAGTTGTTAAGCCATTAATTTTCATACCCGCTTGAATACCTGTAGTACTAACCACAGTAACAGTTGTGCTACTATTTGCTGTTGTACAGTTTGCAAAAGCAGTATTAGGTACTGTGTTGCCAGCTCTTGCAACATACAAAGCATTACCATATGCTAAGAAGTTTGCAGCTGTAAAGAATGTTTCGGGATTGTGATTTGTTGGTTTACCAAACTTGGATACCAATTCAATTTCTGAGCTGACAAGGGTTCTTTCACCAACAGGACCCCATTTAAAGACACCAGCAACAGCACCGACCGAAGTGGATACGGCTGGGACGACTGTTGTTAAATCAACTTCAGAAACATTTACGCCAGGACTAATTTGAAATGCCATTTTGTTCTCCTAAAGACTAGAGTTTCTTTCTATTTATAAAATTGTTTATCTGCGGCATACTCTTCAGCCCTTTCCATATATTCTTCATTTTTATTATTAGGAAAAAGCATCTGTTGAAGTAGATCCCTTGTCAAAGGAAGTTCTTCTAATTCTGGATGACCATCTTCTATTATGCCAAAAGGAAGAAGCTCGTCGTTTAATGCATTTTGTTGCTGTAATAATATTCGTTGCCTAATGTCTAGATTGGTTATCTCTTTGATAAAATTTTGAGTCATCATCCAACCAAACAGTACACCACACATAGCCAAATCATCGTTACCATCTTCTGCTTCATATGTATTACCATTACTGACAAATCTATACAGTTCAGATATAAGATCTATATCTACCAACTCAACCTTATCATTCTCTACTAATGCTTTGAAGTTGTTGCATCCAACTTTCTTTGTTGCTTTGGTAGTTCTTATACCTTTAACAGCCCCCTGCCTGAATCCTTGTGATATCTCCACTGCACCTTTTGTAGTCTTTTGAGTGTAAATGATATTTTCATACTCAAGCTCCTCGTGGAGAATATCTGTAACCTGCTGCCCAAGATCATTAGTCTCAACTAAAACATAACAATAATTGTATCTCTTACATGCAGAATATATTACTTCTGGGAACATCAACGGCGATACATTGTTGTTTTTATAGACAGCCACGGTCTTGTACGGTGCTTCTGTTATGTCCCAGATGACGAAGGCGGAGTAATCTCCACCTAAACCTCTTGACACATCCACCGACATAATATATAATCTTCCTGGGGATGGTTCAGAGTATACCTTGAGGAATTCATTCTGATGTACTGGAGGCTGAAACACCAATCTTCTCAACACCTCTGGAGAGATAAGAGTGTTAGATGATCCAAGGAATTCACACTCAAACTCAGCTTTGAATTGGTCTTTAGATGTATTTCGAATAGTTTCTTCTTTCCAGGCTTCATCTCTACCTGGAACATCCGACCAGTGAACATCTATCCTCTTATACGAATTACGCTCATTCTCACTATCAACCCATAATTTATAAAATAAGTTCAGTCCATTAGGAGTTGAGGTTATCAAAACCTTTGTGGTAGTTCCTGAAGAAACTGTAGGATATACCGAAGCAAAAAAGCTTTCTTGTATGCCGTTTGGAACAAACGCAAACTCATCCAAGTATACTAAGTTTTGAGTTGTTCCTCGGATAGCACTGGATGCAGTCGAGCTTGATATAATCTTTGATCCATTCTCCAACTCAATGGATGTTTTATTCCACTCAACAACTCCTTGCTGAAGCCATCTAGGTAGATTTTCATATGCAAGCTGAATTCTACTTAAAATTTCTTGAGCCTGAGCTTCTTTGTTTGCTAGAATTGCAACAGAGTATCTTTCATTAAACAATACAGAGTGCAAAATGAATGCACCCATTGTTGTTGTCTTTCCACACTGCCTTGGCATTTTACATATTACAAAACGCTCACTATTAGCCAGCTGAATAATATCTTTTTGAAAGTTGTATGGTAGAAAAGGTATCAAACCTCTATCTACGTTAACAATTTTAACATAGTTCTCAACAAAATACAACGGATCACGAGCACACTTTATATATTCTTGTATTTCTTCTTTTGTAAATTCAATTGGTACATCTGATCGTTTAAGATTTTTATTACCTAGATAAATCTCATTTTTGTTCATTGTTTTGCTTAATTAGTTTTTGAAGTTCTGCAGTTGATCCAACAAACAAATTGTTGTTAATTGTTTGAGGAGATTCAACGCCATCCATCTTCTCTAGTTCTTTAGTTTTTTTAGCCAGCTCTATCAAATCTTTGTTGGTGTCGGCTAGAGTCTTGATAAGAGTTGCCACTACCTCGTAAGCTCTTGGATGCTGAGATTGGTCTGCAACATCCAGCATGCCATCTAGTGCTTGATTGCCCTTCTCAAGAATGTTAAGCATGTTACCACGAGCATACTGATAATCCGTGACAGCGTCTATTGGTTCTTTTTTGACTTTGGGAAGTACCTCTTGAATGGGTGTTAGACCTAAAGCATCCCCTATAACATCATTGATCATAGAATTGCTCGATTGTTTGGGTGATTGTGTAGTCATCATCTGCTTCCACTTGAGCCAGTGTTTTACCAGCGACTGTGGGGATTGTAGTTATAGTATCATATCTCTGCGTAGTGCCAATAGCATCATCAATATTAACATCGGATGGGATGTTGTACATATTAATGATGGAGCTTTTAATAATTTTTTGAGATCTGGTAGGACCAAAAATATAACCCTTCATTGTAAATGAAAGCGTCCATGTAATAGCTCGTCTCTCTGTAAAATTACCTGTATATGTATCTTCTGAATTAATTGAGTTTAAAATTACGGGGATATCATATTTGTGCTGCATTGCGGAATCTAGATTCAACGTTGCTGTCCACTCTGGCGTGAAGAAAGGCAAAATTTGCTCAAGAATTCTGGTACCATCTCTTGCCTGTTTAACCATTATGTGAAGATTAAAACTTAGATCGTACGGAACAGGCATATACTGATATGTGAGCTTATTTGCGTTGCTTGCATTCACCACAGATATTTTATTGATAGTAGGTAGCTTTCTTTCGGCAGCATATCTCATATCCAACAACTCAAACCCCATTCTAGGCAGTTGAATGGCAACTGGCTTATTAAGATTGGGGTCTTGATCCAATCTTACCAAAAACTTTTGTTTAGGTCCGTAAGAAATTGGAACCTTGATAGTCTGAGTGTTCTCAGTTCCATTGCCTTTGTTGATATACACATCATTGAACAACGTGCCAAAAAGGATGACATATTTACGGATTGTATCGTGATAAAAGACTTGACCAAACATTAGTATGCTCCCTCACTGAACGGATCTATCTCTGTAAAGTCTAGTATATCATCTGAATCACTCTGTATATCTGTGTTATCTGATATAGGATCTTGCAGGTCAATGTTGAATAACTCCATTACCAAGTCGTATCCATCTTCATCTTGAAGATGAACATACCCACCGTAGGAAGCAGGTATATTGGCTGTCTCCAACAAGATACCAAAATCAGATACATTAAATGTAATGTTCTTCTGTTTGCTGTCAATAAGATCAATGCCAGTGTTAAATACTTCATTGTTGTATTCAAACAACTCACAAGTAAGATCAAATGTTTGTAATGCCCCAAGCTGATAAAATATGGCTTCGTGTTCAACAAATTTGATTTCAAATAGCTTGTTGTTGAGTGGAAAATATATTAAATCGCCTTCACGAGGTCTAACAAAACCAGTATATGAACCTACCTCATCATTAAACACTCTTCTTGCAATGGTAAATGTTACTTGATCTCTTATCTCCAGATTAAACTTGGATAAAAAGTCACCTTGTCCTCCAAACCCGTCCACATTCTTAATATACATCTCAAGGTAATATTGAGCATCAAACGTGGAGTATGACTCTTCCCCATATATCGGATCAACATTGATTAGAGTTCTTGGAAGGTAATATAGATCATGTCCATATATCTTAATGGACTCAACTACCAAGTTTTCAATTAGCAGTTGTTCTTGGCTGGCACCAAAATTGTTGAAATAAAATGAAGTGGCCATGTTAGCCTATCATGTCTGTGACGGGCAAGGAGTAGGACGATATCATCTCCTTCTCTAGCTTATCAATAGCGGCATCTGCTTCCTGCTTGATATTCTGCCCATTGAAAGTGACTCCACCGGGAAGCTGCATTCCGTTAAACTTGCTTAAGTTGGTTCCCCACTGGTATTTAATTTTTTCAGTGCAATATTCCTGAAGCCATCTATCTCCCCAAGCATCCGTGTACACCTCAGGATCAACAATTTCATATGCCTCAACAACAAGAAAAAAACCTACTTTAGCTTTATGCTCCCAATCCATATCAACAAAAAGTTTGTTGGTATGTCTGTTGTACCTGATTGGCTGTTGACCAACTAACAGTTGTTCCATTAACTGGATATGCTGAAATGCCATGTAATAAGGAACCATTGATACGGAAGTAAGAGTATACAGATCATTTAAAGCAATCTGATATCTGATATCAAACAGGTTATTAGATACCATTGGGTCACCAAGATTAAAGATCCTGACAGCACCAATAATGTTTTCTGGGAGAGTGATATACTTGTTAGCTACATCAGTTGATGTAATAGTATGTTTGTAGTAAATTCTTTCTGACCCATCAAAATGATAGTCGTAGTAATATTTAAGAGACTCATCAATGCGGTCTTCCACCTGATCATCATCAACGTTAATCTCAATTACTGGTTTGCCCAGTTTTCTAAGACAATATTCTTTAAACTGTGCTCTGGTTGTTGGAACGGCCATGGTTTACTCCTTATCTAGTGGAGTATTTATGTTTAGCTAAAAAGGGAATATATTTCTTAGTAATTTAACTTGTCATTGCGCTTAGTGGTCCTTCCTTCCTGCGGTCTTCCTTTGATAGTTGTATCATACACAGTATCATCGTTACAGTCGTATGCAAATACTCCTTGATGAGTGATTGAAAAAATATCTGTTCTCATCATTATATCTAGCGGAGCACAGATACCCATTTTTAGCACATGAGCAAGCATGTTTTTTGCAACAGCAGGATCAATGGCATATGCATGGGCTCTGCATATAAAATGGTAGTTTGGGCCTTCAGTTGCATGAGGTGGTATTGGAATTATTGGCCAGTTTTGCTTGACCCATTCTGCCCCACCAAGATACACTATACTATTGTAGGAATTTAATGCTTCTATTTTTTTTACAACAACAACATCATGCTCCAGAATAACAATAGGTCTATCTATCTCAACACATCTTGCCCATAAACTGATATGACTCAAAGCACATGCAAGCTCACCCTTTGTTAGATAGTGATCAGTAATTTTCAACATACCCATGAAGTTGTTGTTTTTACTGTGATCTGGCTCAACAATAGTATCACCCAAACCATTATAAGCATCCCACACTTGGTAGTTCATGCCTACTTTATCACAAGAATCTTGACACCTTTTTGATCTTTCTTCTGATCTTGTATGATTTTTTATTGTGATGATGTATGCATTTTCAATATCAACATTATGACTGTAGAATAAATTAAGCATTACTATCCAATGGGCGACCTATTTGAACTCGATTTGTACTGGCTAATCCTAGCTCATTTTCAAACTCAGAATCATCAATCCTTCCAGGCTTGTGAACCTGTATCAGGTATATGACTGATACAGCAACATTATTCATGTGATTTAAACAATGGTTGAGTTCTTCCTGTGTAATCTGACCAAGTTTTATTTTATCTGCAAATGGTTTTGTGTACTGAAATTGTATGTCACAAAGCTCAATATCAACATCATGATTGAATGCAAGAGGAGAGTCTGCCTCTTTCTTACGCATCTTATCAATCTGAAGTTTTTTATTAAATAGTTTAAATGTTCCTGGCGTGATTGCCCTCACGTGTGTTGGATCATCCAATAGCGTATCACATCTCCAGTGTGGAACTTGAACTTCCCATATAGCTCCGTTATCACTGACTCTGTACATCTCCTTAATAATGTTAATAAAATCATCTCCATTTTTACCTAGATGCTCAAGAACATCTTTGGCAACAATATGGCTGTACTCGTTGTCTTTCCAAGGCCACGGAGTAGTATTAAGATCAACTACTTCATCTGGATTGACGTAATGAGATATATCTACATTATGGTACCCCTGTATCTGATTTGTTCCGCAACCTAGATTTAATTTCTTGGCAACCTTATCTTCATTTGGCATGTCAACATGATCTAAACCATATTCTTCTTCAAGTGCCTGATATACCTTTTGAAATACATCATTCCACTTTCCATGCACAGTCTGTCTGAACACTCTTACAGAATCGTAGTATGGTGATGTTGTTGACTCCGGAGCTTTCCATGCCCAAGTGTGGTAAGGAAGACATGGGACAATTACCCACGTTTTAACTCCCATTGATGCAGCAAGATGTGCTACACTTGTACATGATGTGATGAGTAAATCAAGGTTCATCAAAGCAGCTGCAGTATCCTCCCATGATATGAGGAAGTGCTGCAGGTCATGTATACCCGGTGGAAGTTGAATAATGTTGTGATCACGCTGAAAACTATACAACTCTAGATCACTGTATTTTGATATATTTGTAATAAAGGATTCTGGAAACTTTCTGAACTGCTGATGTTCAAACTTTGGATTTCCTGCCCATCTGATACCTATCTTCTTCTTTTCAGAGGATAAAACAGATTTCCATACTTCCATTGATTCTGGCTTTGCTGAGATGTAAGGTTTGGATGGAAAGTCTTCAAACGTATGACCAGATACCCATCCTGCACTAAACCCTGGTACCCAGTAATCATGACTAACAGTGTGTGCTTGATTTCTAAGTATTACTTTGTCTACACCATCAATTCTCTCAAACAACGATACCAACTCCGGAGAGGCAGCAATGTATACTTTTTCAGCACCAAGCTTCTTGAACGAGGTAGCAAACCGTGCATGTATAATCTCATCACCATACCCACCCTCAAGAGATACAATAATTGACTTACCTACAATGTTGTGAACTTCTGGGTTGTATATGGGAGCGTTGGTGTGAAGTGGTGGACTGCCATAAACACTGAGATATCTACCACACTCAAGTGTTTGACATCCCTTTTGATACTGACCATCTTGAATGAGAAACCATCCTCTATTAAAACAGTGCCGCATCCATATTTCTTGAGTAGCCTGACCAGAAGGATCTAATAACTTTTCAGGACCCGCATTCTCAATCTTATCTGATATGGATCTTGCTTCCGCATGCCTACCCTCTAATTGTAATTGCAACATCAAATCAATGTCATGCATAATTAGTCACCTGTACTAAATTTTAAATTAATATGATACATCAAACAGTAATAATAGTCAACCTTGGAATTTAAGTGGTAATACCAGCCATTGTATCATTACCTGCACTTATAAACGACCAGGATTCAGAACCAACTTGTACTGGAGAAGATCTAAAAGCCCCATCCGTATTATTTCCCAACAATCCATATTGAGTACCATCAAATCCCCATGTAAACAAAGCACCGTCGTATCTCACTGCTAGTGTAGTTCTTGTTGCTCCGTAAAAACTATCATCTAAGGTTTTACCTGCACTTACAAATGTCCAACTACTAGAACCAATTTGTACTGGAGAACTTTTAGAAATAATAGTGCTATCACCAATTTGGCCGCCAGTATTTACACCCCATGCAAACAAGGATCCACCAGATCTTATAGCTGCCATATATTGGCCACCAACACTTACAGAAGTCCAGCTACTAGACCCAACAGCAGTAAATACTGATCTAGAAACAGTATCTCCTAATCCTAGTTGTCCAAAAGCATTATTACCAAGAGTATACAGAGTTCCAGTACTTCCAATTGCTGCTACATTAGTTCTGGATGCTGATATTGAACTCCATGAAAGAGCGTTACTCATAAGAAGTGGAGTTGATGGAGATTTAGCAAAAGAATACACCTGAACTGGCGAAGATTTGTTTACTACAGTCTCATCACCAACCTGACCGAAAGGTGAATTATATCCCCACGCAAATAACAATCGACCAGATCCTAGTGCTGCTGTATGATATCCACCGGCACTAACAGATACCCAGCTACTTGTACCAACTTGTACAGGTGAAGATCTAGCAGCAGCTATATCTAGACCAGTTTGGCCTTCAGTACTGCTACCCCATGCAAACAAACCTCCGCCTAATCTTATTGCTACTGTATGAGATCCACCGGCACTAACAGATACCCAGCTACTTGTACCAACTTGTACAGGTGAAGATCTATTTCCTGTTGTCTGCGAAACGTTTAGTCCAAGACGACCGTTAGCATTGCTTCCCCATGCATATAAAGTTCCAATTGATGTTATAGCCAATGCGTGAGCTTCACCAGCACTAACTGATGTCCAGCTACTGGTACCAATTTGAACTGGTGAAGATCTACTTCCTGTTGCTGCCTGTGTAATGTTTAGTCCAAGACGACCGTTGGTGTTGCTTCCCCACGCAAACAATCCCCCACCTGATCGTATTGCAAATGCGTGAGTACTACCAGCACTTACCGATGTCCAGCTACTGGTACCAATTTGTACAGGTGAGGATCTATCTACAATTGTGCTGTCCCCGCACTGACCGTTACCATTAAATCCCCACGCATATAACGATCCACCTAGTCTTATTGCAAGGGTATTCAACGAGCCAGCACTAACTGAGAGCCAGCTGAGAGTACCAATTTGAACTGGTGATGATTTATCAATTCTGGTATCATCACCTAAAAAACCTTGGAAATTGTACCCCCATGTAAATAAGGCACCATCTGATCTTATGGCTGCCATCCAGCTTCCACCAACACTAACTGAGGACCAGCTGCTAGTACCAATCTGTACTGGTGCTGATCTGCTTACAATATTACCTGTTCCAAGTTGGCCATTTTGATTGGATCCCCATGTAAACAAAGCACCATCTGATCTTATGGCTGCCGTCGCATTCAAACCAGCACTGATTGATGTCCAGGATAAACTATTTTGAGCTTCATAATTAAATAGTGATGCTGAGTCAGTACTACCCCAGAAATAAGCCTTATTATCTGACTGTATGCCCACCATGAATGAGTCACCAATACCTACGGATGACCATGATGTGCCAGCTTGAACTTGAGTTGGGCTAGATCGATTTGTAACATCACCAACACCCAACCTTCCAGCAGTGTTAACACCCCAAGTAAACAATGCACCGTCTGATCGTATTGCAGCAATTGCACTTGGTCCTGCAAATACCTGAGACCAGCTACTGGTACCCACTTTAGTAAAGTTAATCACATTGCGAAGTATGTAGTTACCATCAAAAGCAGGGGTCGAACCAATTTGAACTGGTGATGATCTTCCGCTATGATTACCACCTTCGCCCAACTGTGGAGATGAAGATCCCCAGCCGTAAATGGTTCCATCTATCAGCTTACCATATGTTTGAGTGCTAGATGCAGAAATAGCGACCCAGCTACTTGTACCAACCTGCGCTGGAGAACTTGTTCCACCATACGCACCCCCACCCGATCCATTACCAAGTTGACCAGACGTCCCAAAGCCCCATGTCCACAAAGTTCCGTCTGATTTAATTGCTGCGGTATGATTACCACCTGTGCTAACCGACGACCATGAAGTACCAGCCGCTATCTGTACTGGTGAAGATTTACTTACAGTCGTGAGATCTCCAACCTGACCAAGAGTATTGACACCCCATCCGTACAAAACTCCATCTACGGTGATACCCATAGCCGTTGATCCTCCAGCACTAACAGAAGCCCAGCTACTGGTACCAACTTGTACAGGTGAGGATTTAGCGTCTGAAAAACCTAAATTTAGACCAAGAGGACCGCCACTATTAGTGCCCCATGTGAATAGAGCACCATCCGACCTTATTGCCGCCATCCAATGTGTACCTACGCTGACCGTTGACCAACTACTGGTACCAATTTGAATTGGTGAAGATCTGTTGGAAAAATTATTACCATCACCTAAAGAACCTTGAAGCCCATATCCCCATGTAAACAAAGCACCATCAGCCCTTATGGCTGCCATCTGACTCGCTCCAACACTAACCGATGACCAGCTGCTAGTACCAATTTGTACTGGTGAAGACCTGCTAATAAGAGTACCGTCCCCAAGGTTGCCAAGAGAATTGAGATTATTATCTCCCCATGTGAACAACAATCCATCGGATCTTATTGCTGCCTTACGATAAGATACTCCCGATATCATTTGCCAGGATAAATAACCAACCTTTACGTGAGTAGGTATATTATAAGTAATGAATGTATCTCCACCAGGATCGTAGTAGTCTACCGGTCCATCAACACCCAACGCTCCACCGTCATTAAACCCAACTGTAAAAAGAGATCCGTTTGAGTGTATTGCTCCACCAACATTAACCATGGTCCAGCTATTAACACCTGGTGTGACCCCTTGAAAGAAACTTTCTCCCTTAACATACAACTGATTATTTTCATCAATTACAGCCAAGGCATCATCACCAACAGCTACCTTAGAAGCTGACCGTGGAGTTATTTTTGGAGTACGAGATATGAAGCCAGCATCATTATCATTTCCCCAGATGTACAAAAATGATGTAGGAGCTGATGTTGATTGGTTGTTTAATAGTTTGTTACTAAGCATTGTTTATTCACCATACACTGGCCATACTAAACTATCAGGAGTAGTAAAGTTTGAGGGGATGTCTGCAAGTGCCTGCATATACCTGTCAAGATCTTCTAGACTATCGGTTGGAGTAAGATTGAGTCTTAATTGTCTGTAGTATCTGCTGTATCTCCATTCAAACTGCTTCATTTTTGCATCACGTTGTGTTCTAATATTTCTCCACTGAGCTGCTTCTTGATCATACCCATCAAATGAACTTACCTGCTGCGGTCTTTCGACAACAGTTCTTTGCTCAAATACCTGACCATCTCTAAAGACATATTGGGACTCTGATAACTCATAGCTATTTGAATCATACTGTTCGTTATATTTAACAATCAAATACCACCCATGTTGTTTGAGTGTTTCAAGTTCATCTGAAAGAACATACAGATTACTAATGTATCTCCAGTTTACTGGAAGCTGTTCTACTACTTCTGTGACTTGATTATCTTCAACTAATGCAAATTTTGTCATAGGTTTCTCACTATAGATTTTGACCTGATACAAAGGCATTGTAAGTTGTACCACCATCAGTGGTAAAGAAAGTAAACACATCTTTCTTTCCGTTGGTTGATGTAAGCGTTGGTGCAGTGCCTGCTGGCCACTTAACTGATGCAGGCCAGGTTACTGAACGAGCAGTGCCGTCTGCTGTAAACACTAATGTGAATGATGATACATTACCACTAGAAGCTGGGTTGCTTATTGTAAGAGATGTGACGTTTCCATTAAGAGCTACCGTAAAAACAGATGCCAAGCTAAGATTGAGTGTCAAAGAACCAGCTGATATTGTTGGTGTGTTAGCTGTCTCTCTGTAGCTTGTCATTGCAATCAATCCACTAGCATCAATTGTATTAGCAGATATTACCCAACGCTGATCAGTATTACCTAGTAGTACAGTATTTGAACTGGGAGTAAATGAAGTGCCTGATATTACTAGGTTGCCTGATAATGTCCTTGAGTCTGTATTTTGAACATAGGTTGCTGGTGTTGTTATTGTAGCCCAGTATGGAGAACCGGTTGCACCATTAGAAAGTAATGCTTGACCAGATGTACCAGTGGCTCCATTTGCTGTTAGTGGATCAGCAATTGCAACTGCAGACGAGTTAGCAGTAAAGCCGCCAGCTCCGATATCAATAGATGCAGCAGTAATATTTGCAGTTACATTGAGGTTTTGTAGATTGGCACCGACTTCGAAGTATACGGATCCGTTAGATGAAAACATCTTACCATCAGTAAGATTAAGTGCTAACTCGCCCGCATCAATAAAGCTTCCGTTACCGGAGCTGGTAGTATTTGGAGTACGGCCTGTAATAGTCGTACGCTTGACTTGAAATTTATTAGGCATTTGCCCCTCTCAAACTCTATTTAGAGCTAAAACTCATCAGCATCAATACTTTGTTTGGCTGGAGTTTCCTTTTTCTTTTTGGTTGTTGCAATCTCTTCTTTTTGACTAATAGCTAGATTGAGATTGCCAATCTGATTAGATAATCTGTTTATGTGATTATTTTTATCTTCAATCTGCGCTAAAACACTATCCAACTCATCTTTAATTTTAGCAGCATTGTTTTCTGAAATAGTTAATTTAGTCTCTAATATAACACTCTTAGATAACAAATCTTCAATCAAAGCCTTCTGCTTGCTTATGTATACATTTACAAATTCTGCTTCCACTAGAACGTACCCCCATCAAGAGTTGCATAAAGAACTGCTGTACCATTTGACTGCAGAACAAAACCATCTGTGCCCAATCCAAGTTTTCTGAATCCATTTGATGAATTAGCAACTAAGATGTCTTCTGCTGTATAGCTTGCTAAACCAGTACCACCACTGGTTCCAACTAGAGCAGTTGTAAGCGTTAATGAGTTAGCAGTAAGTGTAACAGCCAGAGTTGAGTTTGCAGTCAGAGCAACCGCAGTTGAATTGGTTGTTAAACCACCCGAATCCAAATATGCTTGTAGAGTTGCAATCTGATATGTGTTGTTTGCTGTATCTA